GCTTCTCTTCTCACCAAAAAGAATCTGTCTGAAAAGCAAATTGCCTGGGTTCATTATCTTGCAACAGAACATCTAAATGAATCTCTCTTTCCTCAAAAAGAAGAGAATGGTGAATATAAAGATCTAGTCACTAAGATGTATAGTGCAGTGAAGTCTAAATCCCGTAAGTTTCAAGTACGACTTCCTGGTTTTATTCTTTCTACTGTTACGAAAGGTCTTAATGAAGGTTCTCTTTACATCTATGAGAATGAACAATACAAAGGAAAGATTACTCCTAAAGGTATTCTAAAGGGTTCTGTTTCTGAAGATACACTGAATCTTTTGGAAGATGCAAAAGAAAATCTTCTGCAACTTGCAAAGATTTATGGTCATCAAACTGGTAATTGTTCTTTATGTGGTCGTACTCTTTCTGATCCATTATCTATTCAAATGGGTATCGGGCCTATATGTGCTAAGAGACTCTCTTGAGTCTCTAACAGTCCCAGACCACTTGTATCACTGGCACAATACACTCCCCAAACCCCTCCAAAATGCCCTATAATACACCTGTAGTCAATCAAAGCACTATGTACCTCTCTTGCCCTGTTACTTTTGATCTACAAGATGCTGAATGGTTTGATAATCTTCAGTCCGCAATTGATGATGCAATGGATTGGAGTGTTCAACTCTCTGGTGAAAATGTAATTGTCTATCAAGCAGTTGATAGTAATGATGGTTATACTTTCCAACCTCTTAAATCTATCTACGCCTGATTCTTAATGACTACTGCTCAAAAACTTGAACGAAAGTTCTTTATTAACCTCATTACTCTGGTAAATGAAATTCAATCAGATGTTACAATTCTTCCTTCTCAAGTAAGTTCTAATCCTAAATCAAAATGGATCAAATCAATCAAAAAGACTCGTATCAAAGCTTCTGCTCTGAATCGAGTCTAGATCTATTCATCTCTCATAGAGATACTTCAGAACCATCAATTCAAGAATTAGCAGATCATTATAAGGTCACTATAGATTATTATCTACAAGAATTTGTGTAATATGTATACGATATAACAGTTTTATGATGTTTTTATTTTAATGTTTTATTAAACATAAGAAAGTATTAAAAAAGAGAGAAGGTATTTGGTTACTTTCTCTCTTGTTCTTATGTTGTAATGGTCTTATAAACCCTTCTGGTTCTTCTTATATAACTGATGATTCTTATGTTGTAATAGTCTTATAAACCCTTCTGGTTCTTCTTATATAACTGATGATTCTTATGTTGTAATAGTCTTATAAACCCTTCTGGTTCTTGTGGTCTTGGCCCGCAGTCTATCAGAACTCCGAGTAAAAGTCAAGCCCCCCAGAATACAAAATGTCATAAGACCCAATTATTTATAAGACTTGACATTTCACATTACATTTGCTATAATGTATTTGTTGATTTCCTAACAAATTATGCTTAAGTCTCCTATTAAAGGTCAAAGAAACAAGTATAGGATTACATTAGAAATGGAAGTAAATGAGGACTTTAATCCTTATAATCTCAATTGGCGCAAGGTATTTGATCTATCAGGGAATGAGAGAATTAAGAGTTATGTAGAAGATTTAAGTCTACCATTTAAAAGAATTTAATTGTATAAATAAATGAAGAAAGACCAAAGATTTTAGAGTTCATCTTATAAGGAATAGTTTTAACCGAGAAGCACAATAGGCAGTTCACCTGATGAGATAAGACTTCGCAAGGATACTTAAAACTCCCTTCTAATTATAAGAAAGACTTTAAGATAAAAGGAATTTCTTCATTTAACACTTTGATGTAGATTATCTAGGAACCAGGGGTTTAACACTATTGTTTCTAAACGAATTGTTTGGTTTAACAGTTTCCCCATTCTCCGAATGCCCGATGAGAATTCACATCATACTAATTTAATACTCACCGAATAGAATAAAAAAAAGATAGGACGATTCCTAGATAGAAACTTATTGCGTTTTTTAAGTTTCTTCTACATAGGAGTCAATTTATAATATCTACAAGTATTATAAATCCGTTATAAAGTAATAAGTGTCTTTTTCGTGAGATCTCAACAGTCTCAGGACACTTGTTCTACTGGCACAGTCATCACCCCACAGACCCTTAAAGTGCGCTATACTGTAAGGGTGATGAGGGCAGTGCGTTAATTCGTATTGTTCTTATTACATCGTTCACTACACTTTCCGTTTATTATGATGAACCGTAAGGTTGCTGTTGGTATGCTTCGTCAAGGACAGATTGGTTCTCAAGTTCTTGATATCCTCAACGTGATTGTAGATGATATTCGGGATTCTATCTGTGAAGCAGAAGGTATCGCTAATGCCCCTGAGAATGAGGATGAAATTAGTGCAAAGATGATTCTAGTCTGATATCATTTATCGTTTCTCCTACGTCCTTCTAAACCCCTTACATCCGTTTTTTATTATGCCTCTCAATCGTCAAATCGTTCTTGGTATGATGCGTCGTGGTACTGACGGTAATTCTATCCTTGAAATTCTAGATCTTATCGTCAATGAATATCAAGAACAACAATCTAATAAGAATCAACCAACACTGGATCCTATTGCGTTCTAATTAATTCGTATAAGACAGTGTGAGGTGTTCGTTATCATCTCACACTGTTGTTCGTTATAAACACACAGTAGAAACTATTCTCTCTCTGTGTGTTTATAATACATAACGAATAACTAATACTTATTCGTTATTCGCAGTTATTCGTGTTAGGCAGTGTTTTTATTTGTCGGTGATTCTTATAAGCGTAGCGATGCGTATAATATTTTTATGGGTCCCTGTAACCTACACTGTATGTCTTTTCCGAGCTCTTTATCTTTCTATATAAAAAATTTTCCGATATGAGAAATCACCCCACAAGGTTCAATGGATATTATAGTTCCAAGATTAGATGTAAAATACCATATTGGAATTTTTGGCGAGTAATATTTGCAGGATGGATTGTAAGATATCCTGGTACATTTTTTAAAATTATTGGAGTACCTCTTGGTATTATGATAGTTTTGATATATAATTCAGTAATGAATTAAAAATGGTCAAAAAAATTCCGGAAAAATTTTTTAGGTATAGGGGGTTTATATGAATAAGATATATCACATATATGCGAAAGACAAATGTTTATATCATTCATTAAATGAGGAAGAATTTAAGAGTATATGGAATGATTTAAATCGGATGGTAGGTATTATGAAGACAGATTATAGTGAGGATGATTTAAGTTATGAGGAGTTAATAATGAATAAGGGTATAAGTTTAGAATCTTCACATTGACTTTGACTAGATAATATGTTAAAATTGAATTGAGGTTATTTTTTAACTTATGAATTTAGTAGAAAAATTCTCTTCTTTTTTGCCTGATATACTTGATGAAAATCAATGTTGGGAATGGAAGGGTAATATTGATGCCTATGGATATGGTTATATTCGCAACCATAAAAAAGTTCTAAAAGCACATAGGGTTTCATATGAAATTCATTATGCGGAACCTTTAAATGATCTACATTGTCTTCATAAATGCGATAATCGTAAATGTGTTAATCCATTGCATTTATTTGCAGGAACTAATCTTGATAATGTAAAGGATAAAGTTTCTAAAGGTAGATGTTATACTGGAAATCAAAAAGGTGAAAATAATGGAGCATCAAAACTTTCTGATAATCAAGTTAATGAAATAAGAAAGTTGTTTGATACTAAAAATTATACAACTATCAAACTTGGAAAATTGTATAATGTTAATCGTTCTACAATTTCTTATATTGTAAATAACAAAACTTTTAAACATCTATTGGAGACTTGATAAAATGTCTAAGGGCTTTACGGTAAAAGCGAAAACACCAGTCAAGAAAGAAACTAAAGAAGACTGGGATTATGAAAAAATTAAAGAAAGGATGCGTGGGAAGAGTATTGTATTTTGTCTTCCAGGGCGTGGATGTTCATTTACATTTTTAAAAAATTTTGTACAGATGTGTTTTGATCTTGTACAAAATGGAATGAGTATTCAAATTTCTCAAGATTATTCGTCAATGGTAAATTTTGCACGATGCAAGTGTCTTGGTGCAAATGTACTACGAGGACCAAAGCAAGTACCTTGGGATGGTAAATTACAATATGATTATCAATTATGGATTGATAGTGATATTGTATTTACAACAGAAAAGTTTTGGCAACTATGCGATCTTGCACTTAATGATGAAGGAGAAGAAAAAGAGATTGTTGCGGGATGGTATTGTACAGAAGATGGACGTACAACTTCAGTAGCACATTGGTTAGAAGAAGATGATTTCCGTGCAAATGGTGGTGTGATGAATCACGAAACCATTGATAGTATTAGTAAGCGTCGCAAACCATTTACTGTTGATTATACAGGATTTGGATGGGTTCTTATTAAAAATGGAGTCTTTGAAAATCTTGAGTATCCTTGGTTTGCACCAAAGATGCAAGTCTTTGAATCTGGTGCAGTACAAGATATGTGTGGTGAAGATGTATCATTCTGTCTTGATGCAAAAGAGGCAGGTTTTGAAATTTGGTGTGATCCTCGTATTCGCGTAGGACACGAAAAAACAAGAGTTATTTAATTCTTTATGAATATTCGTTACAAAGGACGAACAATTTATCAAGATTTATCATATGAAGAATGTTTAGAAATTCTTCAAGAATTATCAGAACAATATTATAATTCTGGTGATTATGATCCTTATGAAATTGAATTGGAGGAAGAGTAATGGCAATTAAAAAATCACTAATTGGTACAGTATTTGTGGAATCTTCACCCAAAAAATCCCGACAGGGAACTGGGAAGCATACCAAATATGCTGCAACCAGTAGAAATGGTGCAAGAAAAAAATATAGAGGTCAGGGAAAATAATCTCTCAAAACAACTCTGCGTTTATAAACACTCAGGTATTCTGAGTGTTTTTTTTTTATGATTATAGATAATTATAAGATCTTATAAAATTTTATTATGTGTTATAAAGTATTATGAAGTATTATGAAGTATTATAAGAAATGATCTCGCTCGTTTCTCTAAAAAATCAAAACAATAAACTCTAAATGTCTTGCTTAATCTGTAACTTACCTTCTCAAGAAGTATGGGTAAGAAAAGAATACCTAACAGATCATCAAAGTGGTCACGGACAATTTGAAAAAGGAATATGGGTAAGTGCAAAATCTATTCCTGGAAGAACATTTTATTTTGAAACATATCTTCCTGAATATGCTGCAATGTATGATAAACTTCCAATCAGTGCATTTTTGTCGCGTCCTGAGATTCCAGATCCAGATATGAATCTTCCAAATTTACAATTCTGGAATTGTATGGACTATGGTGTAGTCGCAGTGGATAAGAAATTTATAGGATCAATGGATTATGAGGTTTATACTCGTGATTATGGCAATATGAAAGGAACATATATTTGTACTTTAGATAATTATCATCAGGACCCTGATGCAATTGATTATGCAACAAGTGAAAATCCATCAGAACATAAATCACATAATTTAATTGAACTTAATAATGGTCAATTTGCACTATATCCAAATAATAGAATGAGAATTTATGATAATAGTTTAACACCAAAAGAACCAAAGAAACCAGATTTTAAAGTTTCTACTCAATACTATCAAGTTGAAAATGGATATGAAAGACTTGGTATGGGAAATGAGGAAGATTATTTTTGGAAAACTGCAAAAGAAAGGTTAAATAGTAATAGTTAAATCGGAGATTTAAAATGGGAAAATCAAGTGATAGAAATCATCAATATATGAAAGAAATGTGGGGAACTACTGAGTTGATTACAGACTATTATAATGAACTTGATAAAAAACTCCTTCAAGAAGTTAATTATGATGATTCAAAAGTCATCACAGAAAAGGATTGTAGATGTAAATCTTATTCTCCATCCTTTTTATCTGAATAAATAAGATAGAATTCAACACATTTTATGCCTGTAGAGAGAGTAAGTAAAGAATTCAAAGATATTAGTTTATCTCTACAGATAAATCCTTTAAATTATGATTTGATTACAATCAAAAATGAAACGGCTATTGCTCGTTCTATTCGTAATTTAGTGTTTACATTACCTGGGGAGAAATTTTTTAATCAGTCTCTAGGATCAAATATATCACAAAGTCTTTTTGAGTCTCTTGATGACGTATCTGCTGCTGCAATACAAGATGAAATTTCAAATACAATCAGAAATTATGAGCCAAGAGTTAATTTAATAAATGTTGATGTTTCTCCAAATTATGGAGAAAATGAATTTAACGTAACAATTAGATATTATATTGTAGGAATTGATGTATTACCTCAAGAATTATCTTTTGCACTACAGTCAGTACGATAAATGTTTCTAGTTAATTTTACAAATTTAGATTTTGACCAAATCAAAACATCCATTCAGGATTATTTGAGAGCGAACTCAAATTTTACTGACTATGATTTTGAAGGATCTAATTTATCAGTTTTGATTGATGTACTAGCATATAATACATATATTGCATCATATAATGCAAATATGGTGAGTAATGAAGTTTTTATTGATAGTGCAACATTAAGAGAAAATGTAGTATCATTAGCAAGAAATATCGGATATATTCCAAGATCAAGAAAAGCAGCAAAGGCAAATATTAGTTTTTTTGTTGAAGTTGGTGATAATTCTATAAAAACTCTTACTTTAAAGAGTGGAGTTATATGTAATTCTACAAGTTTTGGTCAGTCAAGATATGTATTTTCTCTGTTAGATGATATTACAGTGCCTGTAGTATTTCAAAAAAATTCATCAGGCGATGAAGTCATTGGATCTGGGATTGCTTCATTTGATGCTATAGATGTTTATGAGGGATCTTATGTTATTTCAAATTACACAGTAAATAATAACACTTCAAATCAAAGATTTATTATTGATAATAGAGGAGTAGATACTTCTACAATTAAAATAACTGTAAGAGAAAAAGAATCTAGTACAAGTAAACAAAGATATGTTAATGCATCAAGCATACTTGATGTTACATCAATATCCAAAGTATTCTTTATTCAAGAAATAGAAGATGAGAGATATGAGATTATATTTGGTGATGGAGTATTTGGAAAAAAATTAGAAAATAACAATTATATTGAAGTATCATATTTAATCTCTAATGGTAGTAATGCGAATGGAATTTCTGAATTTAATTTTTCTGGAACTTTAATTGATAATCAAAATAGATCTTTATCTGGTACTCCATCATTAATTACTACAAATATATCTTCTACTGGTGGATCTGAAATAGAATCTATTAACTCTATTCGTAATTTTGCTCCAAGAGTATATTCCACACAAAATAGAGCAGTCACTGCATCAGACTATGAAGTATTAATTCCTAAAATTTATTCTGAAGCAGAATCTGTAAGTGCTTTTGGAGGAGAAGAACTAACCCCACCACAGTATGGAAAAGTTTTTATTACTATTAAACCATTTTTTGGTTCATTCCTTTCTAATGGTATAAAGGATAATATTAAAGCAGAACTTAGAAAATATTCAGTTGCAGGTATTGTTCCTGAAATATTAGATATTAAATATCTTTATATTGAACTTGAATCAAATGTGTATTATGACTCTAACTCTGCAGCAAGTTCTGATTTAATTCAATCAAAAGTAACAAATAATATTAACAAATTTGCGGATTCTGAAGAATTGAACAAGTATGGTGCAAGATTTAAGTTTAGTAAATATCAAAAATTAATTGATAATACTGATTCTGCAATTACTTCTAATATTTCAAAAATACAAATTCGTAGAGATCTACAAGCATCTTTAAATCAATTTGCAGAATATGAGATTTGTTTTAGAAATAAATTTCACATCAAAAATACATCTGGATATAATATA